ACATTGTAATAATGGTCTTCTTCCATTATCCTAATCCTGCATTAAATCTCATAAATTCAATAGCGTTTTTAATTTGGTATGTTCGGTTAGTAATCTGCTTTAAAATACTCTCAATATACACTAACATAGTTTCATAGTAATCAATTTTTAGTGAAACACCTGAAAGTTTTTCATCTGCATCCAAATATTTTTGCATAGTATCTTTATCTCTAATTTTTTTAGGAAAAGGATTTTCGATATAAATTTCTGGGTCTGATTTTCCACTAAAATATTCATAACGTTCGTGTCGAATATTCTTACGTTGCTGCTCTGCTTTTTTTCTTAAAAGGAAGATTGTATTATATAATTCAAAATATTTTGCGTGGAGTGCTGGAATACCTAAAGACTCATTGTGCAAATTGTCTGGGTCTATTTTAGAATCCTTTTCCCACATATCTTGAATAGATTCAAGATCAAAACTCATAAATCTTGTCCTCTGGTATTTGTTATATTATAGTTAGTATACTTGAAAGATACTTCTGCTGTAAAGTATTCTATATCAGTATCTGTAGCATCAAAGGTTAATGTTGATAATGAGTATGGAAACAGGTCCTTAAAATTAACCTGAAACTTAGGTACGTTATTACTACTTAAAATTTGAAGAGTACCATCAGAATAAATGTTGTCACCTTGCCCATCAAAAATAGTATCGATACTGTTAGGTAAGGTTACTTGAGATTCAAAATCACTAAACTCTTTTAGACTGTCCGGAAAACCTAATCCACGAATCCATTTCTGAATTTCCATATAGTTTCCAAAATCTTCATCGATAAGATAACGCACAGTTAAATCACCGAATTCTATTTTGTCACCAGGAACTGGAACATCTTTCAGGTAAGAAGGTTGGAGAACTACTCCCAAATCCATTGAAGGAATATTTGCTTGATTGCAAAAATATGACACTTGAGGAATTCTATCAATCCTGAATATAAACCCAACAGGTGCCAAATAGTTTCTGTTTTCAATGGGGGTTACATATGCCATCGGTTTTTAGATATTTAGCATAAAAAAGACCCCCTCGATGAGGGGGTCTGAAAGGACAAGTGGGGCAACCGCTTCCGCAGCAACCACTTGACTCACATGAGGTTCTTAACGCGGACGCGACGATAGTAGCGGTTAGCGTTAGTGGTGAGTGCGCCGAGACCTTGTGCATCGCCCTGTGCGAAGGGGTTAGCAACCATGCCGTAGCGCGTCTTGAAGCCAATTTTTGGCTGGAAGGTGTTCTCTCCAACTGCACGAACCATCTGAAGAGGAACGTATGGGCAGTAGAATAGACCTGCGTCATAAGGGGAAGAACCCTTATAACCAACGACGTAATACTGGTCAGAAGTACCAGTGCCGGTGTTTGCCGAATAAGGATCGATATATACGCGATACTTACCTTGGAGAACACCTGCGAAGGTGTTGCCGGTGTCGTCAACGTTAAGGTTAGCGTTGAGTGCAGGGGTGTAATCGAGTACGCCTGCCATGGTCAAAGCGGAAGCAACGTCTGCGGAGCAGAGAATGATGTTGCCCTTTCCTCTACGAGTTCTTTGTGCGATTGCGTTTGCATCGCGCTCGATTTGAAACAGAAGTCCTTTGAACTTCTCAACAGACCAACGACCGTTGCTGTCAACGTCGAGGTCAAACTGACCAGGAGTTGCGGTGTTGTTAACAGCACCTTGCTCAGCAGTCTTGTAGATGGTTCTGATGACTTCACGGTTGATTTCAGCAAGAATCTCTGTAGAGAGAATGTTTGCCAATTCCGCTTCAGCATTCAGACCGTGGATTGCCTTAAGGTCTTGTGCAAGTTCCAAGGAGTACTCTGCTTTGAGTGCTCTGGACTTAGCAGTAACGGTGACCTTCTCGATCGAGAAAGCCATCTGGTTGAATTCACCTTCGGTGCCATCACCCAGTTTTTCTGCTTGGTCGGTACGCATACCCTGACCAACGCTGTATGCTTCTTCAGAAGCACTTGCAGTTGGGTTCAGGAGACCAGGATTACTGCCAGATTGTGCAGTTGAACCCATACCAACACTAGCGCCGGTCATACCTGCGGTGTTGTTGAAGTCGGAATCCTGACCAGAGAATGCAGTGTCTGCTTCGTTGAAGAACGCCTCGGTGCCGTTCTGGTTCTCATACTTAGAACGCATCGCGAAGATGAGTCCAGTAGGTCCAGACATAGGCTGAACGCCTGCCAGGTCATATGCGACCAGGTTAGGCATTGAGCGTCTGATCAAAGAGATCAGAACGGGGTCGAAACCTGCAGTAGGACCACCAGCTGCGGATCCACCTTGGAATCCGTCTGCGCCAGCAGACATGTTTGGACCTTCGTTCAGCATTCCGCCGTGCTCAAACGCGGATTGCTCTTTTAGAAATTTTTCTTGGTTTTCTAACAGGACAGCGGTGACAGCTCTACGATGATTGTCAGAGATTTTCTCGCAACCTTCGTGATTGAGAAGAGGTGCCCACTTTTCCTGCAGATGCTCGGATTGGAACATTTGCTTTTTACCTAGTGTATGTTTTTGTTTGAACTAATATTAAATTCAGGAGTTATTGCCGAGACCAAAGGATCCCAGGGTTTTCATGTATGCTGCCATTGAACCTGTATAAGAATCAGATTCTGCAGAATCAACACCCTCGGAAAGGGTTTCAGTCTTTGCTTGTGGAGCCTGAGTCTTGGAATTGAAATACGATTCCTTCAGCGTCTCCAGTTTTTCACGATAAGATGTCTCACTTTCAAACTCCACACTTTCGGCAAGTGAGGCAAGCTTTTCTTTCTGTGTGGAAGCTAGTCCTTCAGAAACGTTATCGAGAATACCATCAGCAACTGATTCGGCAAGTCTGCTATTCAGTGTGATGTTCTTCTCAATTTGCTCATTGAGTTTGGTCTCCATATCATCTAATTTTTCTACCATGCTCTCAAGCACATCATATTTTTCTTCAGGGATTGATACATAATGTTCTTCAAAAAGATTCTTCATTCCAGCAAGGAATGATTCAGTCATTTCGGTCTTCAGACCGCTTTCGATGACAAGTGCGTTTTCTTCAAACCACTCATCAGCGACATACTCAAGATACGAATCAACACGCTCGGCCAGTACTTCTTTCTCTTCTACGAGAGCAGCAACTAACTTTTCTTCGTATTGAACTTCGATTGCCTCTTTGATTTCAGCAACTTTAGCAGAAATTGCTGCTTCAAAGATGGTCTTTGCTTTTGCTTTGAATTCTTCGGAAAGTTCTTCACCACCAAGGAGAGCATTAACATCTTCTTCGACGTTATACTCTTCGACTTCAGCAACTACTTCGTTAGTAGTAACTTCTTCTTCTTCGATGGTTTCTTCAGAGGAGAATTCTTCTTCTTCTTTCTTCATGGTCGGCATTGCATCTGCTGCTTTTGCACCCTTTGTAACCACATCCTTAACTTGCTTAAGGGTTCCGCCTGGAGTCTTCAGCTTTGCTGAATCGTCATCAGACTTGTAGTTTTCTGGGGTGGGTCCACCCAGATCTTCGACCGAACCCAGTTGGGTTCCGGGATCCGCCATGGTTGGCATTGGATCTCCAGCCTTCGCACCAGCGTTAACTGCAGTACGGGATTGCTGTGTCTTTACTTCCATTTCTTGTAATGATTTTCCACGAGACATTTGAACTCTCCGATTACCTCTGATTTTAATCTATATTTATTTATAATTTTATAAATTAGAAAGGAACTGGTCAAATAAGAATAACTTATTCTCTTCTAATTGTTTGGTATCAACTAGTGTATTAATTTGAGCATAGGTCTTCTCTGCAAATTTTTCGCGGAGAATACCACCGTCCCATACCCAGTCTTTACCTTCCATAATGCCTTCAACGAAAGCATCAGGAGCAGAAGGATCTGCTACAATATCTGCAGCAGTGGCGAGCATAAAATCTTCGCCAACAATATTTACGCCTTCTCTTGATGGTCTTAGTGAACCAATACCACGCGAAGAAACGCCAAGTTTTACACCTTCACTAATAAGTGATTCTGCAATCTTACCCATAGGGGTAGAAAGGATTTTTGCCTTACCAATAAAGTTTGAACCGCTTTCTTTAAGAGAAACGATTTTATGCGAAACTCGATCGAGGTTTACTGTAGGACCATCGGGGTGACCCAATTCTCCAAGTGCTCTCCCAGAAGTGATGTTACTTTCGTTATAACGAGCAACTTCTTTTCTAAGAGTTTCCATAGGATACATCCGACCATTACGGTTCTGAATGTTACCCTGAAGGAAAACACCTTCGATATACAGGTTCTTTTTACCGTTGCGTTGTTCAACGATAAATTCTACCTGTTCGATTTCTTCTGTGATGAGTTTCATTTCTTTAGTTGGTAAATCCTACTTGTGCTCCTTTTACTGCATTATTTGCGGCAAATACGCAGTGGCTAGATTGTTTTTCTAAAACCTCTACGGTTCCTCTAATCATTGTAAAAGAACCAACTACTGTTCCACTTTGAGTTTCAACAACAGTAACCAAATGATCTGCGCCAGCAGACGTATTAACTAAGCGAACAGCAGTTGCTGAAGCAAAACTAGTTGCTGCACCTGTCGTAGTTGGTAGTTGTGCTTCCGCAGCTTTAATCAGTGT